ACCATACATGGATCGAGCAAGTTTAAGTCTTTCACAATTTTCATCAGTAATAGTGATGCCTGAAGCAAATCCAAGTATCTGTGTTTGGATTGCCGCACTGGCCGCGCTCTTACATACATCGCTATTATTAATAACGATTGATGGGGCAGATGCTGTTGGTGGTGCTTTATCAGTCACTACTGTAGACGATGTATTTGTATCGGCAGCAAATAATATAGAGGGATAAAACAATACCAAAGCAATTATTATTGCTTTTAGTTTCATGGTTTTCCTCTTCTATTACTATTTATAATAAAATATAGGTAATCTCTTGTTAAGAATATTTAGATTATATGTTATTTATATACCATTCTAGATACTCATCTTCCCACAATATCTCGTAATTGTTGCAATTACCATAAGTTTTAATATGGGTGTAAACTTTTCTTGAAGCATATTTCTCTATCATAGTTTTCCACCAACCAATAGGCTCTACACCATTCTTAGTTGATATACCTAGATAAACAAATCTTTCTGACTTTGAATATATTTCTCCAAGAACTTCTGGAAGCTGTTCTTTTGGAAGTTTCTCTATTGTTTCAAATGTGTAGATACCATCAAATTTTTCTTGAATTATATCACCAGTGTATTGTAATACTTTTTCTGATTTAGTATCACTAATTAAATCTGTTATGTGTATATCATTAACAGTCATATCAGCTTGAAACTTTTTGTATCCTTCAATCCATCCGTTCATTTTTTTACTTTAGTCAATAGGTGTGAGCGATTTATCTTACAACCGATAAACGCATTATAATATTCATCTGGTTTTAATAAACAATCTGTTTCAAACTGAAGTTTAGCTTCGTAGTAATTTAGTTCACCCTTAGTTTTACACAATCTAATTATCTCTCTATGAAACAAACTAATTCCATTTTCTTCTACTAACAACTTTACCTCTTCACTTGAGCCACAATAAGTTTTCCAATCAGTTTCTACTATCTTGATTCTTTTTCTTTTTGCACCCTTTAAAGGAGGCAATCTTCTTTTTGACATCAAACCTTTTTTGCCAATATATAACTTATTGTTTTTCGTGTTAGTTATTATATAAACAAAACCAAGATTGTCATCTATCATCTCACTTGTAAATGGTTTGCCGTTATGATACCAAGTCATTCAAGTCCAACTTGAGTCCAATCAAATTCATCAAAACCTTGATCTCTGGGTAAAGATACTGCATGAGCTTTAACCTTACCCTTACTATTAATATCGTTAATAAGAACTCTACCACTATCAGCAAATCCCATAAGTAACATATCATATGGAATACCAACACGTTCTAATTCTTCAACCGTTCTATTTCGTTGACTTTCTCTGCGGCCTGTGATGATTATAATTCTACAACCATCTACTTCCCATTGCCTCATTCGTTCAACTGTGCCGGGCAATGCAACATGGTCTATTTTATCACGTTCATTCAATGGTTTATCATGTAAGTAGTTTAATAGAGTGCCGTCGATATCACATATTATTGTTTTCATATCACATCTTTCGTTTGTAGTTATATTATATAGGGTATATTTATTATGCTTTTAAAAGTTTTATGTTAGTAACTACAACTATTCTCAGTTCATCTGTTTCTTTTTGAACAGGAACTTCGTGTTGTAATGTTGCTGGAAATATTATCATATCATCTTCAACAGCTGGATATTCAAAATCACCATACAAATATGAATTTGATAAATGTGTCCTATCTGATATATCATATTGTTCGTTCATTATTTCTCTACCAAATAGACCAGTAGGGCTACTATTTACAAACCGTAACGAACTATGTATTTCTGGATTGTAATTGATATAATGAGTGCAAGAAAAATCATACTCTGGGTGAGTATGAGCTTTCATGTATTGACCTGTTTTAATTGCTGTGTAGTTAACAATGTTCCAGTGAAAATTAAAAGGTTGGTTACTAATAAAACCATCATTATGAAAGAACCTATCAAAAGTATTTTGATATACTTTTTTTAGTTTATTATAGTTGATATCTATAAACTTTTCATTTTCCCAATCGCCATAGGGATGGTGAAGATTACTAGAACCCCACTCATTCCTATTGCTATCTATCTCATAATTTTCTTTTATGTCACTAACTATTTTTTGTTTATCGTAAGAATCAGGGTCAATCCTAACAGTATACACAGGAAAACCAAATAATGTTCCACTCAACTATTCATCCTCATCCTCATCATAACCAGCAAGCTCTACTTCATCTTGCAGTTCTTCTTCTGTTAAAGAATCACCACAAAAAGTACAGTGTGACATAACATAATACATATCATTCATGTTATGCCACACTTTATATTCTGCTTCACAAGATTCACATACTATAAGTTTCATAAATTAAATCTCACAACCACCAGCAACACAAGCTAATTCTTGAGAGCCGATAGTCATGTCTGTTAATTCGTAATCTGAAAGTTTAGACCAATCAATTTCTTTTGGCATATTATTTAACAACAAATCAAACTCCTCTTTTTCAATGTCTTGGTAGGGTGCTTGTTTATATGTATGTTCTGAAAATGGAAGGAAGCTGACACCACTCATCATATCAAAGTTGTCATATACCCACGCACCAACAGCTAACCATTCTTCCTCTTTAACAGAGATGGTCACAGAGGGTTTATGTTCACACCAATGTTCTTGGTAGATTTTCCACAACTTCAATTGATCTATAGCACTCATGTCTGTACGAAATACTGCATCCTTATGAACACTCATAGGAAAAGAAAATACTGCTGTGTGACTAGGATTCATAACATCATCTTCTACAGGGAAGCCCATATCAGTCATCATCTTAGTAAGAGGGTCTTTCTTATCTCCACGTACTGTACGAACATAAAAAGGATTGTGTCTTGCATGAATACCAGAAGCTGCATCAACTAACTGACTTACTGTACCAGATGGTTTAACACAGGTAACTGCAACAGATTGATTGATACCAATTTTCTTTGCAAACTCTTCATTAGTCTTAACTGCTTCGTTTCGTAAGTCTTGTAATATTGCTGGTAATGCATGATCCAATCCTTTACCGTTAAGTAATTTATTGTCCATGATGCCAGTGAGAGAGACTCCTAAAAGTCTTTCTTCTTCACAATTATTTCTCCATACAGAAGATACATATTTGAAGTTAACAAGCGTAGCCTGTATTGTACCAAGAATTGTAGCAAGTCTAACTTTTTCTAAAAGAGTTTCGCGTGTATCATTAGGGCGTACTACAACCTCAGATAGATTGCAGAACTCTCTACTACGCAAAATGATTTCTGAACAAGGGTTTGTTCCAAAGTCATGTTCTGCATTTCTACGACCATTCTTTGCAGCTTGTTTCATTGCACTTTCACGATTGAAAATACCACGTTCTCCAGACTTAGAATCATAAAGAGACTTCCACTCATCCATGAATGTACCAATATCTGGTTTTTCTGTGTAACAAGCACTGTTGTTTGCCAATGCACGTTGTGGTTCTGTATTCCACCATTGTCCTGTCTTAGCCTGTCTCATACGGTCATCAGAGAGGTTAGATAGACTTATGAGCGCGCTTCTTCTTACACCCCCTACAACTACTACCTCTGCAATCTTACAAACAATATCATGACATTCCACAGAAGATAATTTACGCCCCTTTGCATTTTTAAAGATATTTACTGCAAAATTGAATAGAGATTCTAATGGTTCTGGCCCAGATGCTCGACCACCAAAGGTTTTAAGTGGAGCGCCTGCTGGACGTATCTTAGATAAGTTCCAACGAGGAATCTGTCCAATATACAACATACCAATTAATTCTTTAAGACCCTTTGCCCAACCAAGCTTAGAATCAGAAATCGTGATAGTAGTCTCTGTATCATGAAAATCATCTGCTACATGAGGTAGTTGTGCAACGTGCTGACGTTCCACACTGAAACCTACACCAGTACCATTCATTAGAATGTAAAGGATTTCATCAAACGCATGAACACGATTTACTGCAACATAAGAACAATTATACCCTGCAATGTTCTCTCGTTTAAGTGCTTCACCAGCAGTCATGAGACAACGCATTGATGGCATCACTCGTAAATCAAGAACAGCTTCTTCTAGTTCTTTTCTTAGAGTGTCACTCAAATTAAAATCATGTAATTCTTTTAAATGGT